CTTCTTCGCGGCATTGAAGGCAAAGGCAAACTCCATCATTGTGCGGCTGACGCATACGAAGCAATGGACGCAGCCGCCAACGCCGAAGGCATCGACCTCTCCCCAACCTCGCAAGCGGACACCTACCGCTCCCTCGAAACGCAAGAGTACGGGTTCTACGCGAGGTACACGGACAAGCCGAACAAGCGCCTCCTCAAACAAACCCCGCGCATCTACAAAGGCAAAGCGTGGTACCTGAAGAAGGGTCTGGCTCCGATGGCTGTCCCTGGCACGTCGAACCATAACCTCGGCATCGCCATCGACATTGCCAACGCCAGCGGTAAACGCTTAGAGTGGTTGCTGAAGAACGCACAGCGTTTCGGATTCTCCTGGGAGGTACAGTCCGAGCCGTGGCATCTCCGCTATGTGGCAGGGAATAACACCCCTGACGCAGTGCGTGAGTGGCTGGCTAACAAGCCCTCGGAGGCGTAGTGGACGCGAACTGGGCGTTGATCGTCGCCGCCATCGTCACGGCGGTTGGTGGCATCATCGTCGCAGTTCTCCAACAGTTCAAGAAAGAGAACGCCGAGGACCACCAGGTGGTGCTTGGCATGCTGAAGATGGTGCACAATTCCCAGCGCCGCACTGAAGCCAAAGTTGACCGAGTTGACGAACGGCTCACTGACCACATAACCTCCCACCTGCACGGAGGGATGCTTGACAATGGGTCACCAGTTCACAAAGATGGAGTTGCTTGAACTTTCGAAGTTCTTGCGGAAGGTCTACCCAGGGGCAGCCGATCAGGATGCGCTCTGGCGGCTAATCGAAAAGACTGAACAACTCCTGAAGGGGAAACATGGAACACAGCCCAACAGCGGGCGCAGAGATAGTCAAGGAAGCGTTTGACCTCATCACTGGGGACAGGCAGAATGACTACAGCCACCCGCTAGACGACTACCAGCGAACCGTCAACATCTTCAACGCCCTAATGGGCACCGATGTGATGACGGTCGAAGACGGCATCCTGTTCATGGTGGCGATGAAACTGTCCCGCCTTGTGACAGAGATCGAAAGCAACAAGGACATCCCTGACAACACCCGTGATGCCATCGGCTATCTCGGCTGTCTGAGCATGGTGCGTGTCGCACTGCGCGAACAGGAGAAGGAGCGCCAGATGTGGGTGCACCGATTCAAGACAGGGGAGACACATGGGTCTGTTGGATGAAGTCCGCGCTAACGACTACAAGCACAACCGTCAATCCAAGATTGCGGAGATCAAAAGCAAACTCGCGCCCGAGGACTACGAGGAATTCGTTGTGGCGATCAGCGATGTGACAATCAGCCAAGCCGCGCTCATACGGGCGTTGCAGAAGCGGGGCATCAAGATCGGCACTGGCACGATCAGCAACATGAGACGCGATCTTCTCGCAGGCGGGTTGGACCTGGAATGAGTTTCATGGATTCCGTGAACGAGGAACAGGAGTTGATGGCGCGTGCCGAACTGGTCAAGATGCGCCGCGAACGGGACTCCGCCACCAACGAACTGACCAAGATCAGGGAGCAGTTGGAGGCGGCGAACCGTGCACTGTCCGTCGTGTCCTCGATGGAGGCGGCACACATCGACCCTCCGAAGTGGCTGTCACCCGCGGCACCGAAGACCAGCGCCGCAACCGTGATGGTCATGCTGTCCGACACCCACTTCGACGAGGTAGTCCTGCCTGAAGAGGTGGAGGGTCTCAACGCATACAACCGCGAGATCGCCAAACTGCGACTCGAACGGTGGGCGTCGAACGTCGTCAAGGTCACCCGCCACTATCTGTCGGGCGTCAAGTACGACGGCTGTGTCCTCATGCTCGGCGGCGACCTGTTCTCTGGCGACATCCACGAAGAGTTGGCACAGACGAACGAAGACACGATGATCGGGTCGGTGCTGTTCTGGTCGGAGCAGATCGCCTCCGCAGTGGACATGCTGGCTGGCGAGTTCGGCAAGGTGCACGTCGTATCGGTGGTCGGCAACCACGGGCGCATGTCGCGCAAGCCGCGAGCCAAGTTGCGTGTCAAGACGAACTTCGACTGGCTGTTGTCCAAGATGGTCGAGCGCCACTTCGCCAAGGACAAGCGCGTCACGTTTGACATCCCTGAGGGCACTGACGTTCTCGTCAACGTGTACGGGTTCGGGCATCTGCTGACGCACGGCGACCAGGTGAACGGAGGCGGTGGCATCGGTGGCATCTACCCGCCGATCATGCGACTGCGTGCCCGCAAAGCCCAGCGCTACCTGACCACGAACCAGAACTTCTCCACCCTGTGGATGGGGCACTGGCACCAGTACCTGCCCACCCCCTATCTGGTGGTCAACGGGTCAACCAAGGGCTACGACGAGTACGCCTTCATCAACAACTTCCAGTTCGAACCCCCGCAACAGGCGCTCGCTATCGTGGCACCTAAGCATGGGATTACGTTCCACGCTCCTGTCTTCTGTCAGGCAGATCGCAAGAAAGAGGGTTGGTGATGAGTTGCCCCTGGTCGCTTGTAGCGGTGCATTGGACTGACGCGTTCGATTCTAAGAACGGGTGGGTTGACATCAGCGACTACCACCCTGAGGCGGCTCACGTTATTTCTGTGGGCTTCCTGTATCCCGACGCGCTCAAAGGATACGTTTCGATCACCACCTCATACATGCCTGACGAAGCACCTGATCTGGAAACAATCGGGATGGTGACCCACATCCCTGAAGGCATGGTCAACAAAGTTGTTGTGTTAGGTGAGCCGAACTGGTCGCAATTATTGACTTGACTCTGTGACACCCCTTCCCTAGAGTGGGTGTCAACATCAACACAACTGAAAGGCAGTGAGATGCACTACACGATTCCGAAACCCGCACACGGGTCAGCCGAATGGCTGGCATCCCGATGGAAAACGGAACAAGGACTGGCACGAATCTCAGCCAGCGTCGCCGCCGTCGTACACGGCGAGCATCCGTTCGTCACACAGGCAGACCTCGCAACCGACCTGCTTGCCGCACAACCGCCACTGCCTCAGGAAGCGAACCAGGCAATGATGCGCGGCACCACCCTGGAACCAGTCGTCGCAGACATGGCATCGAAACTGCTGGGTCGTGAACTGTACGAACCCGAAGTGATGTACTGCTGGGATGAACCAGGCGTCCGCCTGATCGCCACGCTCGACCGCATGGATGCGGCGAACGACGTCTACGAAATCAAGACGATCGCACGCCACTGGAAGGGCGAACTCCAGCGCTACTGGTACTGGCAGGGCGTCCAGCAATCCATCTGCACAGGCAACCGCGACATCTTCTGGGTGATCTTCGACTCGTCGCTCGACATCCACATCCACAAGCAGACCGTGACCAGCGATGAGCGCGGCTACCACATCGAGAAGGTGCGCCAATTCCTCGCCGCGATCGACATGGGCATCATGCCCGACGATGCGGTCGTCGAGTACAAGCACGTTGCCAAGCGATTCCCTGAAGGTGACAGCAACGTCGACAAGGCAGTCGACCTGGGACCGTCAGTGCTTGCCATGTTGGAGCGCTACCTGTTGGCGAAGGAACAGAAGGCGCAGGCGGAGACAGTCGAAGACCTCATCAAGGCACAGATTTGCGAGATGCTGGGCGACGCAGAGTACGGGCTCATGCAGGACGAACTGCTCGTCACCTGGAAGATGGCGAGCCGCTCGTCGTTCGACACCAAGAGGTTCGAGGCGGAGCATCCCGCTCTTGCCGCGAAGTACAAGAAACAAACTAAGTACCGCACGTTCCGTGTGGTGGGAAAGGACAAGTGACATGCGATTCAACCTTGACAACTACGAGACGGTAGAGCAGCGGCTCGCCAAGTTCTGGGAGCAGTTCCCTAACGGGCAAGTGTTCACCCAGATTCATCATTACGACGAGAACCGTGTCGTGTTCCGTGCTGAGATTTACAAGGACATCGCCGACCCGCGCCCTGTTGCCACTGGGTTCGCAGAGGAGACCAGGGATGCGTCGCCTGTGAACCGTACGTCCCATGTCGAGAACGCGGAGACGTCGGCAATCGGCAGGGCGTTGGCGAACTACATCTTCCAATCAAAGACGGCGCCTCGCCCGTCTCGCGAGGAGATGAGCAAGGTCGTAAGACAGCAGGCACAGCCAGACCGTCTCTCCGCAGACATGCTGACCAAGTTCCGTGAGGCATGCGCCAAGCAGGGGCTCGACCCGCAGGACGTCGCCAAGGAAGCAGGCGTCGACCTGAACGAGTTGACCGACGCTGACATGCCGCGTTTGCGTGACAAGTTCCAGGCGATGAAGAACGCCGCGCCTGTCGAACCGAAGCGTGACGAGATTCTTGCCGCTATCCAGGAGTCATTCCCTGGTGCACAGGAAGACAAGCCGACGATCAAAGACCCTGACTCGCCGATCTCTCAGGCACAGTTGGGGAAGGTGCGGGCGATGCTGTCAGGCGCTGGCGTCCAGTCGCTGACCGACAAGCGTGATAAGTGTTCGGAGATCATCAACCGTCCGCTCGAACGCATGGAGCAGTTGACGAAGGGTGAGGCGTCGCGCATCATCGAGGTGCTCGAAAGTAGAGCGTCCAGATAAACGCATGAAACAGACAATCTGGCGTGGGACTACATGCGGATTGGATGTCTATGCTGACGAACAACTCCGCACAATCGTTGAGCAAGAAGTTGCCATGGCTGTCCCCCAAGGGTGGAAGATCGTCGCAACATCATGGAGATCGGTCGACGCATTGTCACCGACGTTCAACGGTCGCAACTGTTCTTACTATGTATTCGCTAGGGAGGAAGAAGATGGCTGACGATCGCAAGGGCGAGTGCCAGGGCGACCGCGACAGGTGCAACCTTGAAGGTTGCCCGAAGTACGGGTTGCTCGGGAAGATCGGGCGCGACGGCAAGCGACGAGTCAAGGGATGCAATGACCCTGTGGCGCGTGGCAAGCGGAACCGCACGAAGGGCGACTCGAAGGCTCGACGTGCACGCAAGAAACTTGGACTGTTCGCCACTGGTAATGCTGGCTCACGCCATGAGGAGCATTGGTCGGGAGCGTACCGTGTTGAGTCGAAGGCTGGTGCTCAGGTCTCACCGATTGCTACTCGCTTCTTCTCCGCTAAGGCGCAGTCCGACGCAAGCAAAGCCATCGGTGACATCCGTCCGTTCGTAATGATCGCCATGCCTGACGGCACGAGCGAGGGCATCTGTCTTATGACATTGACAGAGTTCGCTGAACTGACCGCCTTCGTTTCGGCTAGGGTGGGCGAGCAGTAAATGGATTGGCTGACGCGCCTGCTTGCAGGCTTCACCGCCGCCCTCGCACTCGTAGGGTTTGGAGGGGTTCCCTGGTCGACCCCCGACACACCCCCCTCCACGGTGGTAGCCCCCCTCAGAGAGCGTCCTGACGCGTCTGAGACCCCTCCTGCCACCGTGCCCGTCACCGCCCCTGCCACTGCCCGCTGCCCGCAGTGGTGGGGGATGGCTCGGGAGACAGGCTGGACGGACGACCTGCTACCCACCCTTGACTATGTGATCTGGCGCGAGTCCCGCTGTCTTACGTCCGCACACAACACGACCCTGAACCGTGACGGTTCGGCTGACATCGGGCTGACCCAGATCAACGACCGATCATGGTGCCTGCCCACCCGCTGGTATCCAGGCGGATACTTGCAAACAGTGGGGGTGCTCCCTACTGTGGGATGCGAACAACTGTTCGACCCGTACCTGAACCTGCTCGCCGCGAAAGCGCTGTATGACTACTCGAAAACCCATCAAGAAAACGGCTGGGCGCCGTGGAGCCTCTGACCCTATGGCAATCCTCCAAGAGTTCCGACTGAACGACGAAGACCGTGAGTGGATGCGCAACGCCGCATGCCGCCACCGTCCCGACCTGGACTTCTTCGACATGTACGAGCGGTCGCACATGCACCGCCAGTGCATCGAAGTGTGCCAGTCCTGCCCTGTCGCACAAGAGTGCCTCAACTACGCGGTGACCAACGAGATTTGGCACGGCATCTGGGGTGGCAAGACGCCGAACAAGCGTGCATCCACCGTCCCATCGAACAACCTGATTACCCTAAAGCCATGACCGAAAACGACACGATCACATACCAAGCATGGCTCAACGATCTTCAGATCACCGTCGATTCCCTACGGGAACAACGTGACGAAGACCGCAAGAAGATTGCGGAGTTAGAAAAACAATTAGCCATCTACAAACAGATGGCGGAACGACTACGACTCGCATTGAGTCAGGGGAGTGAGTTATGAGTGCCACCTGGTACAAACTGAAGGATGAAACGTGGGGAGTCAAGATTCGCCACGACGGAGAAGAAGGAGAGGAAGTCTCAGTCACCAACAAGAAGGGCGAGACCAAGACTGTGTGGCTCGTAAAGCGTGCCGCCAAGTTCGACGACGCCCAACTCTGGTCAGTGACTTCGGACGAGCCAGCCAATGCCAAGCCAGCCGCCCAAGCCCCCGTCGACTTCGACGAAGAGCCCTTCTGACCGTTATCCCAAATGCGTAATTTGCGGGGGGTCAATGACTGTTGGGCAGACGCGAGCCCACTATGTCTGCGACCCCTCGCAATTCATTGTCTACCTCGATAAGAAGAAAGCCGACCGTGCCAAACGCAAGATGCAATAACTGTGGTCATGTCGTAAGACATAACCCCCGCCACCTCGAAGGTTGCGTCTGCGACCCTGATGCCCCGACGTGGGTGTACGTCGAGCGGGACGGAACGATCAAAGGGTTCTCCCAGTCCTCGTGGGATGTCGTCGATGGATGACGAAGAGAACTTCTTCACCGAATCCATGCTCGCCCATGTGTTGGGCGCTCTCGAACACGAGGGGCTCATCGACGTGGTTGGTTTGACCGACGACGGGGAAGAGGTGTACCAACTCACAGAGAAAGGTTTCGAGTTCTACATGACACAAGCAATCTCGTTCGATCAGTGGTTGCAGATCGGATACAAGTCAGGCTTCTGCTCGCCGCCCGTCTGCTACTCGCACGACGGTGTGCCTATGACTGCGGGCGAACTAGAAGAACTCGACGAAGGCTACGAGCCTTGCATGCACCTGCTTCGCGTGTACGAAGACCCCGCCATGAAGAAAGGTGTCGAGGCGCATCATCCGCCGTCGACCTGGCGAGCCACCAACCTTGGTTGGACTGACTAGGAACAGAGTCCCCCACCCCTCGGAGAAAGGATTACAAGGGGCAGGGGTACTCCGTCACTTAGCGACGACGAGCGTGGTGGGCTCGCCTTGTCTGCGGTCGCTTCACGAACTGATCTAACTCTACCTGCTTGACGACGACATTGCGCAACTGGTTGCCGATGATCGCGGCTTCACATGACTCGGGTGTCCCCCACTTGTACGCCAACTGCGAACTCGTGGTGAACGTCTTGCCTTGCCACTTCCACTCGCCCGCCCAGTACTTGCCATCGAGTCGGCAAGCAACGTAGGCAGTGTTGCGCGGTCGGACGTAGCGCCGTCTGCGGATGAACCGTCTAAGCCAGCCCATCGAGTTCCTCCAGCAGGCGGGCGATCGCCCGTGCATCGAACTGTCCGTCACAAGCAAGCCCGATGCGGCACACTTCGACAAGATCATCGAGCACCCCGCGCCGCATCCCCGCCTTGGTTTGCTTCGGCGAGTCGTGCACCTCGTCGTCCGTGTACATGCCCCGATAGTTCAGGTGAACGTACGGGTGACTGCGGTTGTGTCGCTTGCGCAACATGAACACGAGCCCAGCCTGGTGCAGGTTCGATAGCGCCCCAGAGATTTGCCCGTGGTGCAGGTTGAGGATGCGACCCAGTGTTGCCCAGGTCGCGCCCCCTGCCCCTTGCTCGTCGAGTGCGTCGAGAATCTTCTGCTGTCTTACGGCAAGAGTCCCGTCGTCGATCTCACGTTCGGCTCGCTCTCGGCTTGTGTCTGTCCCTGCGTAGCCGCCAGTGCCACGGTACGGTGCGAATGGAAGTTCAGGCATCATCGTCCCAACTCCGTTCCAGGGTCGCTGACCATCTCTTCGACGTGCACGTCCTCGTAGCCGTTCGCCTGCCAGTCGTCCGCAAGTTTGCACGCCTGGTCGTAGGTGAGGAAGTGGTTGTTGATCTCACAGTCGTTCACGAAGACGCTGTACCGATGTCGAGTGGTGTGCTGATGGGTCATCATCACTTGTCACCTCCCCAGTGGTTGGCGTCGTCTTGCAGTGTGTCCGTGATGTCCTCGTGGATGCGGGTCAACTCGAAATCACTCACTTCGTAGCGGTTCGCGACCGCGTTCCAGATTTCGACTGGCACTTGCTCGAACTCGTTGCCATCGGCATCGAGCACATAGTCGGCGAAGTCCTGCCGCGCCCACCATGTGACGATCACCTCCTCTTCGGGGTCGTGCATGTGATTCAGTGCGTCGATTAGATGTCTTACTTTCATGTCTTATGTCCCTTTCTCTAGTGTTTGATTTGCTTGCGGTCTTGCTGCGGGTCACGAATCTCGTACGTCCGACCTTCGCTCTTGCGGAAGATGTCGGGGCGTTCGGAGACGAGCGTCCGTACTGTCGACTGCGGTACGCCTGCGGCGTCCGCGATCTCGCGTGTCGTCATCACGGCGTGCACGTTGTTGCGTGCCCACTGTTGGAGCGTCTCGCGTGCATCGCCTCGACCGAACACAAGGCGGTCACCTAGCCGCGACCAGCCTTCGCTGACCCTGGCTTCGGCGAGGAGCCGTTGCTTGATCTCCTTCGGTACTTGGTGCCGCACGCTGAACGGAACGTGGCATAGCCACTTCGGTTCTCCGTGTTGCTCGATAGCCGCCGCGACCTGCGCGATGGCATCATTGGATGGGTTCACTGTCTTATGTCCTTTCTCTTGGTCGGACACCACGCCCGACTTGTGAATACAACTCTATCATACTTCGTGACTCTTGTCAAATCGTGAATTTCTAGTTCGCCTCCTTTCGATGTCGGAACGCTCGTCGAATTGCGTCGCGTCGCTGATTCCGATTCCGCTCGATCTCGATGCCTGCGAGCAGTCCGATCGCGGGGAGCACCGTGACCAGGATGATCGTGATGAATGTCATCGTTCATCTCCTTCGTATCGTGGCGGGTTCGCGAGCATGTGCTTGATCGCCCACCTTCCGTACAGTCCGAACCCCATGATCGAGGCGAATGTGAACAGTGCGCCAGTCATGTCACACTTCCTCCAGTGGGGAGCCCATGTGCGTGACGTGATACTGCCAGTCATGGGACTCGCTCAGTCCTAGTTCCCAAGTTGCCACGTCGTGCGCCTTGTCGATCGCGTCGTCGATGGACGATGCGGTGACGTCGACGTCGATGCTTACCTTGATTCGGTAGTTGCGTGTCATGTCTTACGTCCTTACTTGTACCGTGGATAGTTGCGGAGCGGGGCATCACCGTCGTAGTACTTGCCGACTGTCATGTCCATCTCTGTGAGTTTGTAATGGGCGATGAACCGTGCCGCGTCGCAGTCACCCTCCAGGTATGCGACCCTGCCGTTCGGGTCAATGTAGGAGTACTCGGAGATACCCTCCACTGCCCTCGCCATCGTGAGCGGAACGGCGAGCCACTCGTGCCCTCCATCCGCGAGCCATGTGTGTTTCATGTCTTATGTCCTTTCTCTGGGTTGGGATTACTTGACTCGAACCTTGCCGCCGATGCGGATGAGTTCCATGAGAACGTGCCGCGCATCTTCGACGTGACTCTCGATCGCTTCATGCTCGACGCTGTAGTTGATCGTCTTGATCTGGGCGCGACACTGCTCGACACCCTGGCGGATGATCTCAGTCATCCACGAGAACGTGCGGGGCGAAATGTCCACCTCGATTCGCATGTCGGTCTCTATCATTTCCTGTTTCCTTTCTCCTGTCGACAGTCCATCTGTCGATCGTGGGCGGCGAGGGTAGTGAGCCCTACAACCCCTTCGGGTTCGCCGTCCTGTCTTATGTCCCGATCACCGCCCCTCGTTCACTTGGAACGTGTCACCGCACGCCCCGCAGATCACGCCCTTGAGAAGAACCTTCGCGCTCGTTCGGATGATCGACCCACACCCGCACGTCGCCCGCAGTCCGTTCTTGTCGCGTCCCTTCGGCATCGGGGGCAGGACGAGCCCACCGAACCCGCCGCCCGTGCCGGCTCCTGGCACGTCCTTCTGTCCCGATGCGACGACGATCGCCCTGTCGATGTCTTCGATCTCGCGTGCCCATCGTTGCGCACATTCGAGCCCGACCGTCGTTTTCGTCCATCCTGCCCAGTGATTCGGGGCGTGCATCCCGATCGTGAGCCCGAACAGGGATTCGGCGGCGACCGCGAAGACCTTATTGTGCCGACCGTTCACGTCGACGTCACGGTGACCGACTGCCAGGTTGTAGGCATGTGCCGCCTCGTGCGCGACGGTGCCGAACACTTCCCGCCCGCCTCGCGCCAGGTTCTCGCCGCTCACCATAATCTCGTGGAATCGGTCAGTCTTGGTGATCGTGCCGACCCCCATCGCGACCGCCCAATGCGCGTACATGTAGTCCTCGTCGAACACTTCCGTCGACGATTCCCAGGCGGGGCGGGTCGTGATGTGCCCCCAGGCTCGTTCGTCGCGTTGCACGACGAAGACAGCGCGGGGTAGTTCGACGTTGCGAACCGTGCGGACGTGCTCAGTGAGCGCGTCATAGGTTCGGTGCAATGCCTCGACGATCGGCGCAAGCGTCACGTCATCGGCGCGGGTGGCTGTGTTCATGGGTTCCTCTCTCTCATGTCGACGGGTGCCCCGTCGATCGTGGGCGGGTGGGGTAGTGAGCCCCGTGAGCCCTACGGCTCGCCCGTCCGCCTGGGTCACTGCTTGACGACGAGGCGCCTGACCGCCTCTAGCGTGCGCACGATGCCCCGCAGGGTCGTCATCGCCTCGCCCGATGTCATGCCCAGGAACCCATAACCAAGGTGCAGGGGCGAATCTGACAGCCCCGTCGTGCCATTCTTGCCAGTCGTGTACAGGCGGAATGCTCGCCCGTACGTCTTGGTGCCCATCTCGACGACGACCCGTTCATCCTGGGAAATCATCCCCAGGGCTCGCATGTCATCCTCGATCGCTCGCCCTGCACTGAGCAGGAACTTTTCGGCGACTCTTGCCATTGCTTGCCTCTCTCTCTGTTGGGGTTCCCACCACAGGAACCGATGACAGGAACGGTACAGGAAACCCGACCCGATGTCAACCCCAAACCCCAAAATTCCTCTGTGACTCTTGTCACACCCACAACCCACCCACCTGTCAGGCATACCTAACAAACTAGAGCACGAATCCAACAAGGCGGGACACCCCACCCCCTACCGTTCGCGACCCGTTGAGGGGGCACCCTGCCAGGAACCGCCCGAAGTTCGCGCGATCGTGCACGAAACCCGCAGGAAACCCCCACCCCTGCCACCGCCGACCCCCACCCCCACGAACCCGCCCTCTGCCGCGGCGCCCGCGCCCCCCTATGTATGTATGTGTTTCTGGGTGTGGTCATTTTTGTGGTTTGGGGTCAGTCCAGATGTTGACTGCTGCCAGGGTTGGGCTGGGTGGCTTCTATGCCTGGAGGGTGTGGGGCGGGTTTGTTTTTGTTTTTATCCGCCCCACTCCAGCGGTTAGAGGACAAATGGTTTTTAGCCCCCCCAGTTCGTTTTTAGTGATGTCGAACCCGTCTGTCTAAATACCGCAAGTCATCAAAGGAGGTATCGGTCCCTCTTTCGAGCCACTATCCCGTGCGGTCTGCCCATGCTCCTTGGCTAATGGGGGACACTGTGTGTCGCTAACCGTTTAGGGTCCG